GAAAAAAGAATAGGGCATTCTTTTGGAAATTTTGGATTTTTAAAAGAAGTTGAACCGACTTTTAAAAAAATGAAAGAAATAGGTATTCCAGCAAATGAACACATATCAAGTCATAAATTTTGGAAGTCAGCAAAACATTATTTAAAACAATCTACACAAGATTTATTTCCTTGTGAATGCTTCACGTAGCATTGACCATAACGTCATCAGGCTTGCAGAAGTGGCAAAAAAGCAAGCCTTGATTTTCGGTTAAAGACCGAGCCACAAAGACAAAAAACAAATATTAAATTAAACATGAATTTGCCATTTTTGCAAACCTGTGTTAGCATTAGTGCGGTTCTTAAAACTAAAAATTATTATGGGAACAAATCAAAATTTAGCGGTTTTATTAAAAAACCCAACGAAAACAAGTAATGCAATAGATTCAATTTTGCAAGAAATAAAGGAACAATCTACAAAAATTTATGATGAAGTTTTTAAAGATTTTAAAGGAGATTATAGAAAAGAGTACAAAGAATTAAGAGCTATTGCAGAAAAAAGAATTGAAGAAGTTTCAAATGAGATTAGAAATAAACACTTTAATCTTCTTGAAAAAAGTTCTTTAGAAAAGATTTCGTAGCATTGATGCTAACGTTAAAACGCTTGGCGAAGAAGCGGACTTGGAAGCACAAACTTTCAATTTAGCACAAATGGCAATAGAAAGCACGAATGTTCAATTTAGCACTAAACCAGCTTTTTTGCCAAGCGTGTGTTATAGGAAGCCTTTTTATTAAATAACAATTTTAAATTAAATATTATGTACAAAAAATTAACAGAGGAATACGAAGAACAATTATTCCAAAATTACAATCTTACTGATTTAATGCTTTTAAAGAAAAAAGACCGTAAAATTAAGTCTAATGAAAATTCAGCACTTTACATTCTTTTAAGACAAAAACTTGAAGAATATGGATTGTCTTTGTTTGGTCAATTTGAAAGAAACGATTTAACTTTTAGAGGAGTTAGAATGTTAGATGATTTTCCAATTGAAAATGAACCTATTTTAAAACAATTATATGGCTATATTGATTTCACAACTCATATTCAATTAAGAGGTTTTGATAATTTCGCAGTTGCTTTTGATTACAATGTAGATACAGGGAAATGTGAATTGCAAAGACATTCTTGGGGGAGTGTAACGCATAGAATTAATTTCAATACACTTTCAGAAATGTTAGAACACTTAAAAGTCAATGATTACGAAAATGCTTTTACGGAGACGGTTTAAGGTTTCCTATAACGTTCCGCAGGTAAACGGCTGTTGTGGTTTAGTACTCCATAACTTTCGGTTAAACAACAAACACAAAAGTACAAAATAAATTATAAATCAAACCAAAAGCCACAATAGCGATTACCTGCTGTTATCACTTCGGCTTTTAAAAACACAAAAATTATGACAACAGATGAAATGTTAATTGAAATTGTAAAGTACAATTATAAAACCGCTGGTTTTCCTTATGTTTTTATGGACTATTCACAATTTAGAAAAACTTGGTCTATTACTTGGAGAAATCCAGTCGATTTTGTTAATCAAGACACAAGAGAAGGAAAAAATCCAAATGAAGCTTGTAAAAAAGCACTCGAATTTATAAAAAGCAATCCGAGTATTTTTAGCCGTTCCAACCAAGCTGGGTGATAACTACGTAATACACGCAAAAAAAATAATATTTTCCTTTGTGAACTATGAAATTATATGACAAAATACAAACATTTACAACTGATGATTTTCAGAAACAACAGTTAAATCAACTTAGAAAAAATAAGGTAAATGTGAGCAAGTTTATACGAGATGCGGTTAATGAAAAGTTGGCAAAGGAAGTTTTATTAAAACAAGACAAAAGAAAAAAATATACAATGCAAGATTTGAAAGATAGTTTTAAACAAAGTATTTTCTAATCCAAAAGTAAGCTGGAATTAAAAGTAAAAGCAACCACCAAAAGTTAAAAGATTGCTTTTCCGTTACTTTCACCTCAACTGTTTTAGAAGTTTTATCTTTAGTGCCTTGTGAAACGTATTTATTTTCGATTTGCGACACTTTTTTAGTTTTGTCGATAGTTATATTGTTTTTCTTTTTTGAGTGCTTTATTTTAACGTTTTTGTACTCTTTACCATTTACAGTAAAAGGTAAAGTGTTATCGATTGGAATGTACTCTATTTCATTACTTGTTGAACTGTCAACTATTTTAGTATTGCTGTCAACTTTTGTAACTGTCTTGGAAGTATCTACTTTGGTAGTTTCTGAAACTGTTTCTATTTTAGTTTCTGATTTGTTTACTTTTCGGGTGGAGCAAGAACATAAGCAAACTGTTAAAATTATTGCTATAATAAAAATAATGATGCTGTTATCGTTGTTGTTGTTTTCGCTTGTTGTCATTTGAATATATTATTTTTAAAAAAATCAATTATAGAATCATCCTGTTTAATCTCCTTTTCAACTAACTGCAATTCAACTGCATTTTTAATATGCTCCCTTACTTTTATTTTAGCTTTTAATTCACTTTCGGCTTCAACTTTATATTTAAAAGTTTGCCCCTTTAATGTGCAAATAAAATTATATACTTTCATGATTTGCAAATTTATAAAAAATTGTTTTTATTCTATTAATTCATCAAGGTTTATATTATATTTTCTAAAAATATCATTTATCCCTTTTGTCATTTCTTTAATATTTAGCTTGTTTTCCATCTCTAAATTAAATCTTAACTGACTTATATCAAACAATGCCAACGCCATATCTAATGATTTGTTGCATCGGTTATATTCCAAATCATCTTCAGGGAGATTAAATATTAATTTTGCTTTCATTTTATTACGTATTTGTGTAATATTTTAAATTATTACGTTATAATGTAATAACTACCTTTTGAGTTCCGCAACTTAACTTGTGCTTTCCTTTGACTTGACCGCAGTACTTACATTGTTTAACTATGTTACGATAAACATTATTTACTCTTTCAGAATTTACTCCACGATTATAGTAGAAATTCATAACTTTTTTTATACGTTGGTAGGGTGTTTGTTTATTCATGATTTATTTTTACTTGGTAACCTAAATGTTCTAAAACATCTTTCAATATTAATTCAATATTGTTGTAATCTCCAGTAGATACTTTTTCATTATTAATAAAAACATCCTGCCCCCATGTGGTGCAACACCCATCACCGCAAGTATAATCCCAACTTTTTGTTTTTATTTTTAAATTTTCTTTTGGCGGATTAATCAACACCTTATTTTCGTGAATTGTTTTATATTTTTCCATTAAAAGTATATTTTACGCAAAAAATTTCCATTTAAAAAATGTAGTTATTAATTGTTTTTTGTTTCTCATAATAGTTCATTACTGTAAATGAACTTTTAGTATTTTTAAAATTAGTTTTAACCCAATCCGATGGCGGAGAAAACGCTCCAAAGTTTTGATATTCAAAAGCCGTTGAACTTGTTAAATCAAATATTAGTTGGTGGCTATCTCCTTTGCTAAATTCAACTTCAAAGTTATGCAATTTATATTCATCAATATAATTTTTTATCTTTTCAATTTGCACAGCATCAATTTGTGGTTTAAAACCAAATTTTAGACTTTTATCATCCTTACCGTGAGTTAATATAAAACAACGATTATTTACTATGTAATGGTCTATAAACTTGCGTTGATTTATTACTTCTATATTGTTGGGGTACTTCAATTCGATGTAAGTTTTAAAAGCTGAATTTACAATATAACCAAAACTTCCAGCGTGATTATCGTTGCAAATATTTACACAATTAATAACCTCGTAATATGGAATAAGTGCGTCGATTAATCTTATTTTAAACTTCAAACCCGCATCAAAAGCCATTTGGTTATCCATATTTTGAGGTAAAGCGTGACCGCCACGTGTGGTAAATCCATCAAAACCATCCATAAAATCTCCGAGTTCGTGAATAATTAAATAATTGCTTTGTTTATGTTGTAAAGTATAATTAACCATTATTGATAATCGGTTATTTAATTCTTCTTCATTCCATAATCCATCATATAAAGCATATCCATTTTGATTTACATTCATTCCTATATGAACATCGGTATAAACTAACCTGTCAAATAAGGTTATAGCATTAAAATCTTTTTGGTAATTTAAGGTTATAGACTGAATTTTATCTTTAAATATTGATAAAAAATCAATTTCCTTTTCAATATTTACAGTTTTTATCGGCTCTGTAATAACCCATTGCTGTTTTGTGGAAACGTTTGTAGAAACTCTTTTTATTTGATGGTTGTCTGGAATGTCAATTAGCGCATCTGGGACTAATTTTTCGACTTTAGATATTGTTTCACCATCTTTATTTAGTGTTCTTTTAACTTCTTGAAAGTTAGAATTGTGAAACTCCCTTATTTTAAATAATTGCTTTTGTTTATTTTGGTCTAACCTATACCTTTTGCATTCTGTAACTTCTAATCCCAAAGAAATTATCTCAAAATCTTTTAACCTAAATGATTTATTACTCATAATTTTTTAGTTTGGTTTATCAAAACTATAAATAAACATTTAATAAACAGTATTTTATAAGTAATTTAGAATTATTATAAATAATGCGATGTCCGATATTATAAGCAAAAAGGTGTAATTTGTTTGAAATAACCAACATTAACGCATTTTTAAGTACTTTAATGTGTTGGTTTTAAATTTCTTAACATTTGTTTCCCTCACAAATAAGGGAAAGGATTTTATCCTTTAATCTGAAAGTGCATCCAATCGTAATTCTTTTCTTTTCCTAAAGATATAAAACCGTGTTTGTAGAATATATTAATCATTGGTTTATATTCTGGTCGTGCAAAACGTGCTGTTTTACTTGTTTCTTTTAACTTATTTCTTTCAGGGTCTAAATCAATAGCCACTCCCCAACTATGTCTTGAATAATCAGAACCACCACGCATTTGTCTAAAATTAAAACAACCCCCAAATAAATCAATTCCTAATTCTTGAATTTTAGGAAGTCCGTAATGTGCCAGAATATCTTTAAATATTGCAATAAACTTTTCATCAACTAATTTATGGCATCGCATTTTAGTAACTGTTTTACTTTTATCCCAAGCCAAACGCATTGGATATGGTAAATTAATCGTTACTAAGTAATCGGGATTTTCTTCTGGAGTTCCGTAAACTTCAATTAATTTTTTTGTTGTAATCATAATATTTTTCTAATTTTAATAATCCTAAAAATAAACAACCAATTATCAATGTACTTTCATACATAGAAAAGTACATGCTTTCATCAATTACATTAACGCTTTGCAATAAATTTAAAATTATAATAATAATAAATATGCAAAAAGCTATAATATTACAATCGTCATATTTATAAATCATTTCATTATAAAAAGCATCGTATATTATTACAAACATTATTGCTGTATCTACAATGTCAATTAACGAATAATTATTGCAATACCAATTAGTATTGTAAAGTGAAAAAAACACAATGCAATACTGAATTATTACTATGAAAAAAGCATTTTCTCTTATTTTGGTCGTCGTGGCGGAATTGGCAAACCAACTTCCAAATCTTCCAATCCAACTTGTTTTAAAATTTCGTAGCATTTATCGATTGCGTTTTGTTGTTCTTCGGTTAAATTTTTCATGTTTTCTATTATTTAAAAAGTATTAATTTTATAAGTCCTGCTAAAACACCTCCAGCTATTAAAATTATTCCAGTTAATTTCCATAACATATCGTGAAGTATAACAGTCTTTTGTATTGCTCTTAGCATAGTAATATAACCTTGATTACTGTTAAATTGATTATCAGTA